GCCGAACCGAAGCTCGTCGCCCAGGGTGTCAAGGCGATGCGCGACGCGGTGTCGATTCCGGTCACGGTCAAGCACCGCATCGGCATCGACGCCATCGAGACGTACGATTTCGTGCGCGATTTCGTCGGCACCATCGCCGAGGCGGGTTGCGAGACCTTCATCGTCCACGCGCGCAACGCCATTCTGAAAGGCCTGAGCCCCAAGGAAAATCGCGAGATTCCGCCGCTGCGGTATGAAGTCGTCTACCAGCTCAAGCGTGATTTTCCGCATCTGGAAATCCTGCTCAACGGCGGGGTGCAGACGCTCGAGCAGATCGACACGCACCTTGCACACATTGACGGCGTCATGATCGGCCGCGAGGCGTATCACCATCCGCATCTGATGGCGGTGTTCGATGCGCGGTACTACGGCGCAGGCACTGAAGCCCCCACGCGTGCCGAGGTGGAAGACGCGATGATCGGCTACGTCGGCCGCTGGGTGGAGCGCGGCGGCTACGCTGGGGCGGCGGTGCGCCACATGCTGGGGCTGTATCGTGGCGTGGCGGGCGCGCGTGGCTGGCGGCGCGTGCTGTCGGATTCCAAGGCGCTGGGTCGCGTCAAGACGCTGGCCGACGCCCACGCGCTCTTCGACGAGGCGCGGGCGCACCTGCGGCGCGGCGAAGAATCGAACGATGAGGCGGTAGCGGTTTGATGCACGAACGGTCGGGGTGCCCCGACCGCTGAATGCAAAAAAGCCCGCGAATGCGGGCTTTTTCTTGAATCTTGGGGTGACTGATGGGATTCGAACCCACGACAACCAGAATCACAATCTGGTGGTCATTCGTCAATTTCCTCATAAAAATCAAGCCGTTGCAGATCTGATTTTCCTGCGATCCGACGTTTTTATGCCCCGATGCGACGCCGTTTGCGGGTTGCCGTTGGAAAATTTCCCCTCATTCCGTGGCGCCCGCGCGGCGCACTTTTCGCCGGTCGTAGTGCTTCAACGTCGTGGCCGGATTCGCGTGCGCGGCGAAGTCGAAGGCGTCTGCATCGCGGCGGTCCAGCTTCGTCGTGATGGCGCTCGGCCGCACGTCCGATAGGGCAAAGTACATCGGGTGCGAGGCGATCGGGTAGGGCAGCGATTTCTGGCCTTTCTGATGGCGCCCCATGGGGCTGTCTTTCACTGCTTTGGCTACCACTGGGTCGAGCGTCGCGATCCACGCCAGCATGGCGTCCTGCCACACCGAGTTCCAGCCGCTCTTCGTGTATGGCTGATTCCGGCGATTGGCGAACAGGTAAAGGCTCGTGTGCTTGCGGGCCTGCTGCGCCCGCCGCACCACCACCTTCAGCCGAGTTGACCACTCGCGCGCCTTCATCACCTGGTTCTCTCCCTTCTTGCGCTTGGCGCTCACCACATAGACCGCGTCCTGTTTCAGGCCAGACGCGTGGAACGGACGCACCTCCGCCGCTCGGAACCCAGTCAGGTACGTGAACATTGCGGCGCAGCCCATGGTGAGATACGACAGATCCTGACGAATCGCCCACAGGTAGAACTGCACACACTGGCTGCGCGTGATGGTGCGCACTTCTGTGTCCACCGTGTTCAGCATCATGTCCTGGAACGGGTTCGCCTCGATGAGCCCCCAGCGGATCGCGTATTTGCAGACCGTGGACATGTAGGCCATTTCCTTGTTGGCGGCCGACGGCGCGCCGCTCTTCGCCCGGTCGTCCAGGTACTGGTAGCCGTGAATCGTCTTGAGCTGCTGCGGCGCCATCTTGCCGAAGAACTTGGTCAGGTTGCGAAATGCGGCCTTTCGGTTGGCGATGCCGGCCTTGGATTGGTCGGCGTAATGCTTCGGCGCCTCGTCCTCCTCAAAGCGCTCGATCATCTGCGCGACCGACCCGGCGAGCACCTGCCCCTGCTGGATGTCCAGCGCCTGGCGCATTGCCTTTTTCTCGGCGAGCGCCATCGCCTCACGGTCGCCGCGCGGTGCTTTGGCCAGCGTCTCGCTGCGGCCGTCCGGGTACAGGTAGTACCAGGACACCACGCGCACGCCGACGTAGCGCTGCAGCCGGTCGATGCTCGTGCGTTCCTTGCGGTGCTTAGGCGAAGGCTTGGCGGTTCGGACCATCGGAATAGCGGGGTGAGGTGGTGCCTTCGGAAATGCCCATCTTGCGATCGTGATAGGCGCGTGCGACCTTCGGTGTGCCGTGGCTGTCGATCACATAGCGCCAGTGGTGGGCATCCAGCCATTTGATCATCTTGGCGCGCTGATTCTTGTTGCAGTCGACCAGAGCCGCAAGCTCTTCGTTCGTCAGGTATTGGCTGCGTTGCATTTGATCCCCCAGTTCCTGCGGGTTGTTTCGATGATTCGTGCTGCTGTTTCGGTCATGTGTTGCTGGTGTTACGATCTCCCAAACTTCGGGAGGGGATATGTCGACTTATGGTGTTTCGCTCATCAAGCTCACAGCGCATGGTGATGAGGTTGCTGAGATGCTTGTGCACGAGTGCTCTGGCTTCGATAAGGAGATTGGCTTGCCTGGCTGGCACGTTGGCGAGTCGATGGAATACCACCGTGTACACACACTGATCGACCGCGGCGACAAAGTCTATGTACTGGTCGAAGCTGGCCCCGGCGAGTTTCGTCATACGGATCTGCTGCGAAACAAGCCGGGCCAAATGGGATACGTCGAGAGCTACAACCCGGACACTGGCGCGCGCACAGATGCGTTGATGAAGCTGCCGCAGTTCAGCTAGACGGCGCTCATTGCTCGTCTCCAATATCCTGCTCAGGGCTGATTGTTGGGTCATGGCATGACCTGCCACAACCAAGCAGCAATGCCCGCAACCATAAGGACGCTACTTACACTCAAAACGGCTATCCCCAAAAGCATCAGGCCAAATGCGCCTTTGAAATCCCACCGGTCGGTAATCTGCAGTGCGCCGATGGAGAACATCAGCAACACAAATCCGATTGCGGTCACTTTTCACCCCTCCCCACCAGTGTCCTTGGTTGTTGGCGCGCGCCGCTTCTGAGCCATGCTCATGAGATGGGCGCGGATTTTTTCGCGGATCTGGTCCGCGATTTCCTCGGCTGCCTGTAAGCCCTCCATGAGCGTGTCGAGTTTGGCTAGTTCAGCCTTGGTCATCCCGCCCTCCCGCATCTGCCAGTGCTGCCGCTGCGTGGTCCGGGATGATGTGGTCAGCCACCCATTTGCGCATTCGCTGCCATCTCTTCTGGCCACCAAGTGGATCAGGGACTAGCATCTCACGGCGGCGTTCAGATGGACGCAGCGGGCCTGGAATTTCGACATACATCCAGTTGTCGTAGCTGTCGTCGTTCTCCCACATGATCTCGCGAGCCATTGCTTCGGAGATGCCAAAGGTCTCCGCAAGACGTTCCCAATCCTCAGAATCAATCGTCGACAGATCAAGACCGCGTGCATTACCCACAACGCCGAGAGTGCAAAACTCGCCGTCCGCCTCCAGCTCACCTGTCGTCAGTGTTTTTTCCGGCATTGCATCAAGCGCGGCGAGAGCCTCGCGCAAGAATTCCTGCCCTCGCTTGCCCCTGATTGCTGAGGCGACGGCGCCTCTCCACCGAATGAGCGACCAGGTGTCGTCGCCATCTTCACTGTATCCGCTGCGGCTCATGGTTGGTCTCCCTGCGCTGCCGGTGTGGGCGCGGCGGCGATAGCCATCCAATGCGTGGGCGTATAAACCATGTCGCTGGTTACATCGCTAACCCAAGCGCCATCCTCAAAGCGACACACATCGTAGTAACGCGCGTAGTGTGGGTCGTTGTACTCGAAGCCGGACACCAATACAGGGGTTGCGTCCGGCGGGTTTTGCACGGCGGCGTCTATCCAGTCCACCACGCCCGCCCGCTGGCCGGACTGGGCGGCGATCACAGCCGATGCGGCAGATGCGTCTTCCATGAACTCCGATCGGTACTCGGTCCACAATTCACCAGCAGTGCGGTCACTGCGTTTTCCCACCGACTCGCAGAGTGCTCGCGCCACAGCTTCTGTATCGGTCGGAGGTTGCTTCCCGGTGCCGCCGCAGGCGTCGCAATCAATGTCGCCATACCCAGATTCTTCGCCGTGCCAATACCCAACGCCATCACAAGCGGCACAGGTAACTTCCGTGCGCCCGATGATTGCCGCGATACCAAGGCCATGACAGTGCTGGCACCTCGCGCGCTCATCCCCCGCCGGCTCGGCCTGCTCTAACAATAGAGCCTGCGCACGGGCTAATGCCTCCCACTGACCTTCAGACACGCGCGGCGACAGTGCGTTAAGGTCTTTTGTAATCGAATCAAGGCGCACCTGGTCAAAAGCACATCCAGCAGCCTTAGCTTGCAACAGTGCTACGCGTTCATTTGCGATGATTTCGATGGCTCTAGTGCGGTCCCATTTATCGCTCGGCTCGGCCTGCTGCTGGGCGGCTTGTTTGTCACGCTGCCATGCCTTGAACTGAGGCCACATGTGCGCAAACTCCTCAGCCGTCATATCCGGCGCATAGGTAAGTCGAAGCCTCTCCAGCCTGTCGCTCGGCTCGGCCACAGTCGCGGCGCTGGCGCGCAGTGCGGCCTCAATCGCGCATTTCATGCGAGGCTGATTGAATATCCAACCTACAGTCGGGGCAGCCTCATACGCCGCCTCTGCGGCTTTCACCATCTCATCGGTGATTTTCATTTGGAAGCCTCGCTTGAAGTCGCGGCGCTGGCGCGGGTGAGGATGGCGCGGGCAAATAAAACAATGTTCTCGGGCTGTGCTTCGGCTGTTTTCGGGCCGAGATACTTGCGGGCCAAGCGGTTTACATCCTCATCGCTCAACGCCTGCGCCGCTTCTGGTGCGGGGGCATCGGGCAGAATGCGACGCTTGGTGCCGGTAGCGCTTTCCCAAAACTCTTTGCTCACATCGACCCAATTACCGCCGGATGACAGGCATTGGTATAGCGACATGGGCTGCGCATCAGCCTGCGCGCGCAGGGCTTCAACAAGTTCTGCATATGCCTCGTTCCGCAGAATCACATCGTTGCGGCCCATCCAGTTATCAATCCATTTCTTATTCAGCATGTCTTCTTCTCCTGCTCGCGGGCGGCGTTTCTAGCGGCAGCCTTTCTTTGTGCCTGATATTCACGTTGGCATGTCTTGCAAACTCTCTTCTTGCTGTACGAACTTAGGTTTTCACCGAAAAGAGGATGCCCGCGTTTGCAATGTGTTTTCCTTGCGTTGAATGCCACCTTGGGGCCAGTAGAATGTGGTCTATCTTTGCTCTTTGCATCTAGAGCATTAGCTCGATGATCCCCGCCAAAAAGATGATCTGGATTCACGCAAGATGGGTTATCGCAGGTATGACATGCCAATAGAGCGCCGAGTTTTCCTTTGAAGTGTTCATAGGAAATTCGATGGGCCAGCCTAGATCTCCATTTGCCATCGATTTTCATGCCGAATCGACCATAGCCATTAAATTTGAACCCTGTCCAGTTCCAGCATCCAGTCTCCGAAACTTCGACTCGCGACATGAATCTCTGAAGCTCCCTCTCGTCCATGTCATTCCCTCGTGGCTTTGGCTATGGCGGCGCGGGCTTGCTCAACCGCCGATCCTTCCGCCCACACTTCTTCCGGCCCGGTTGTCTCTGCCAGCAGAGCTTTCAGGGCATGCAGCAAATCGGGTGCGGCAGCGATCAGGCGGCCATTTGCTTGGATCATTTTTGCGGCCTTGCGCAATGGAACGCTGTCTCCAGACTGCATGTCTTCCGTATTGGGGTCAGCCACGTAGCCTTGAATCGCATCTGCCCATACGTATTCGCCATCAAACGACCACGGTCCCGGCGTAAATTTCTCGTCCATGTCATTGCTCCCGTGCGCGCAGCATGGCGTCGGCCATCTCATACGAGAGTGCTGCGACGCGGTCGAACCCGCCAGATTCCACACGTTGGTAGATTTCAGGCATAGCCTTCGCCGCAAAGTAGTCGCGCATTTCAAGATCCGCCACGGACGGGATTGCCTTCCGCTTTTCGCTTTGCTCGGTATTTCCGCTGGTATTCGTTGTATCGATCACGGTTCTTCTCCTTCCACTCATTTACCGCTGCATCCCCGCATGCCTTGCATGCACTCTTAACCTTCATCGGTCCACTTCTGCTTGTGTCCGCAGAGAACTCAGTCAGCGGCTTCACGTTATTGCAGCGCGGGCACAGCTTGTGATCAGGTGGCATGTCTCGATAGCTGTCTCCAGGCATGAATGCATGCCTCGTGTTGCATGACCTGCATACAATGGCCATTGAGCCATCGCGGTAGTGCTGTAGGCTCGCCACTGTGGATTGGCCATTGGCCGCCAACCAGTTCATTCGGTTGCCGCAATCCGGACAGTAAAGATCGCTGCCAGCCATCGCATGCAATTCCTCATGCGTCGGCACCGTTTTCCCGCGCCTTTTCGCCAATGCACGCATCTGGCCAAATCGGTAATGCTTTTCGCAGAGATATTGGTGCCCCTGCACACGAACAGCCGGTTCGCCGCATCTGCTGCAAGCCGGCCCACCGTTGTTCTTGTCCATGTCTTCCCCTCAGAACCAGGCCGCCGCTGCATCGCGGTGCGGCTGCCACTTCGATTCCCATGAAGCGTGCCGTCGACGCATTTCCTTGCGCGCAGCGGCCTCCGGGTCTTCACCTGTCGCTTTGGCGACTGACCGGATGTTCCTGTTTGCGTCTGGGCCGTCGCCGAACCGGTAGACAGGCACCAGGGCTTTGAACACGAGACGCCATGTCCAGATGTGCGTCTTTCCCTGATCACGCAGTTCTTTGAGCCGGCGATGCACGGTGCACTTAGAAACACCGGTTGCCGCGGCGATCTCAGCTTGTGTGATGCCGCCTTTGCCGGATTCTTTAATCGCTTCTAAAACGATCGCTTCAGTGGCCTCGCGGATTGCCTTGTTGTGCGCTCGCAGAGAATCAGCGTTGTACTTGTTCATGACGGTCAAGCCGCCTTCTGGCGCAGTTGATCCTCGAACTCGCTGACCAACTGGGCGAACTCCCACATGTCAGCCTCCAGTGCATTGATCCGGTTGTCGTCTCGCTGGATGCGATGAAGCGTCAGATCAAGGCCGACCGATTCAAGAGCGGGGCAATACAGTCCAAAGTCCCACCACACGCGGCCGCTGATCCACAGGCCGCCGTCGCACTGGTCGACAACCTCCGAGACATCGCCAGTCAGCAGGATTGCGCGCAGCTTCCCGGGCTCCAGAAAGCACTTGTACTCAGCGCCGCCATCGTTATCGATCAGGCCGTCTGCGCTGGCACCAAAAATGCCGTCGTCGGTCGTGATGAAGCCTGCTTCTTCCACCAGCAAGCCAGTGCGTGCCTCATGCGCGCGGCGTGCGGCCGGCTCCAGTTCCCGGCCACGCCGCATCTGCCACGTCTCGAAACCTTCTTCGAGCGCTTGGCCGCTAATCCGCTCGATGGCCAGGCGGAATGCGTAGTCCTTCGCGGCGTCCGAGTACTCGCCGACACGCTCGCCGTCCAGCGCTCGTTCGATTCCTTCGGCGCGCGGCTTTGCCTTGTATCCAGCAGCGAGCATTGCCTCAGCTTCGGACAGACCGCTACGCAGCGCGTTGACGTACGTCTGTTGCTGGGCGGTCAGGCAATTAATCTTTTTGCGCACCGTGGAAAACATGCTGGCCGTGATTACGCCCACGCGTGCGGCGTGCCATTCCGGTGTGCCCTGAGGAGCGCGATGGATGATCATTCCGCCACCGCCTTGAAGTCGGCAATCTTCTTCTCGACGAGGCCCTTTACCTCGTTGAAGCCGGGGACGTCTTTCGTCGCGCGCAGTTCGGGCGCGGCATGGGACCAAACTTCCCGTACAGCCTTTTCCGTTTTGGCCCCATGGACCTTATCGATCCACTTGTCGACAACCGCCTGAATTGCCTCCGAGCGCTCTGAGCCGCCACGGCCATCGTCGTCATCGTTCTGTTCCGAGAGGCCGGTGATCGCCTTCAGGGTGTAGCGCTCCAGATACGACTTCGTGCTGGCCCGCGCCTGAATGGCGTTCTTCGCACCACCCGCGTCAGGCGGCCCGCCCATCGAAACGCTTTCCTCGTGGCCCGCAACATGGCGCAGGAAGCAAGTCACCTCAATCCAATCCTTCTCGTCCTTGGTAAGCTTCCACGACGATGAAAGGCCATGCTTCGAGAGGGCAGGCGTTACCGCGTTCACCACGTCATGCAGTTCGGCATAGGACTTGCCGCGCAGTGGACCATCAGTTACCTGCTTGCTCCTGATGATCGTGACGGCCTCCGCTTTGAAGGCGGCGAAGGCAGCGTCATATGCGCGTTTTGCTTCCTTCGCCTCCCAGCGCTCCTGCAGCGTCATCAAGCGCTCCAGCTTGTCCAGATCGGCGTTGTTCTGCACCGCGATGCGGAGCAGGTCGGCCGGTGTCGCGCTGATGATCTGGCCGGTTGTCGATGGCTTCGCGTTCGTGTCCAGTTCCATGGACTGTTGCGGATCGATGATTTCTGCGACTGCGTTCATCGCGTTGCTCCTCATATGCTCTAAGGGTGTCCGCCGCGTCTGCGTTGTCGGCGTCGTTCATGATCAGAAAAGGGCGCCAGCGCGGAACGCGACGACCAGGTAAAGCCATGCGCCGACGATGGCGCCGATGCCGACGGCCTTGGCCCAGTCCTTCCACGTTGCCTCCGTGGCGAGCTGCGCGCCCTGGCCAAACGCTTCGGAAAGCGTGCGGTACTCGTGGTACTCGACGATCTCGGGTGTGGGCACGCGCATCACAGGCTCCCGTGGAATTTGCCGAGTACGGCGACGAAGACGGACAAGCCGGCGAAACAGGCGTACAGCACGCGCCGGTTGCGGCGCTGGTATTCGTAGCGTTCGAACGGGGTCATTGCTGCGCTCCTTGGGCTTTGGCGAGTGCTGCCTTTGCTTCCTCGATGACGGGGTGCGTGATGCGAATCCCCGGGCCGTCCTTGATCGGCTTGTGCTTGTCCCACAGGTATTCCGCAGTGCTCACCAGATTCGTAAGCGCCTCCACCAACTCCCCCACCAAGTTGTCGTTGTCTGCCACGCGCTGCGCGGCTTCGGTGTCGGATACACGCATGTCAGGCTCCCGATTTCTTCTTGCGGCTATTGCCGTAGATACGCTCAAAAGCAACTTTTCGTGCCCATCCAAATTCGACGCCAAGTTGATCGGCCAGCTTGCTTTGCCGCATAAAATCGCCGCCATGCTGGCGATTCGTTTGAAAGGTGCATGAGTGTCCAGAGCCGATCTGCAGGCGATCCATCAGTGACTGGGCTCGCTCCTTATCCTTGCTGGCCTGATCCCGGATACGCAGGTGATAGTTACCGGCCGACGTCTTGTGCGGATAGAAGATCAAGCGCACGTCTGCCGATGCAAATGTCATCGCTTCGTAGTCGTGAACACCCCAAGCAAGTTCACCGAGCTCACCATCCAGAACTACACGCGCGATCTCAAATTCGAACTTGTAGTCCCGCTTGTATTTGCCGGCCATTGGGTCACGCATATCAGGCTCCTATCTTTGACCGTGGCCGAACACGCCGGACGCGAAGATGTTTCCGGCGGCGTCCATGTCAGCGTCGTAACCGTTGTAGGCATTGCCGTTATCGAGGTTCTGCAGCATCTGGCTGTACTGGCCCGTGCGCTTTTCCTGCTCTTTTGCCTTGCACGACTTCGAGCAAAAGCGAGCCCATCCGCGTTTCACGTCCGCTTTGCGGGCCATGAACTTGGCGCCGCAGTTTTTGCACTTACGTTCGACTTGCATCTCATCCCCTGCTGGTTGTTCAGTGGCGGCGGTTAGGCGCGCACCGTATATTCGTTTTCGTTCCAAAAGCCGCCAGCCATCGTCGGCGACTTGTTTGGATGCTTGATGCTCACCACGTCAATGCGATGGCCGAGGTCTTGCGCTTTGCGGACGATCTCGTTCCACAGCGTGAAAGTCATCCATGTTGGGTCGACCTTGCCGCCGCAACTCGCGCGGCCGCCTACGCGTACCGATCCCTTCTCGTGAAGCTCCTTGAAGGTTTCAAGCATCCAGTCAGTGCGACCCATGCTGTCGTACTTGGCGTGCCTCTTGTCGCGCGTTGCGATGTACTTAAGCAATGCTGGTGCAATTTCCACGTTCATCCCCTCATCAGTAGCGCCGCTTCTGCGCGCGCTCGTCTTCTTGCTCGTCGTCTTCCGGCAACTCTTCGCGGCACGTGCGGGCGAGAGCGCAACCGGTTCCGATGCCCACGATGACCATCACCACGGTGTAGCGAGCGAGTTCCGCGTATTGCTCGGGAGAAAGGCTGAAGTCCATGGCCGCATCACGCTGCGTGGGGGAGGGACATGCCGAGCGAGCGTTCCAGCCGGCCGCGCGATTCCTCTTCGGCGATCAGGGCGTCGGCGGCGTCGACTTCTACTTCGGCTTCGTTCTTGAGCGTCCAATTGACGTCGCGCAGACATTGGGCAGTGAGCCGGTCGACGAGGCGTCCGCGCTCAACATCCGTGAACTCGCCGCGACGCAGGAATTCCATGACAGCTGCCATGTACGGCTGCGGGTCGTAGCCTTGGTCGCTTGAGCAGTAGGTCGGGTCGTTGACGATCAGGTCGCCGATCCGCTTTTCGTCTTGGCTGAGGATGTCGATCATGGTTGCCGCCTTACATTGACTATCGAAGGTCTCTCGGTATGTTTTGCCGGACCTAATCCGTTTGATCGTGCTTTTTGAAACGCCTAGATGCTTAGCTGCCTCTGCGATGGAAAGCCCGCACTTCCTGACGAACACAGCCTGGGAATCGGAAAGTTTTTTCGCTCTATCGCCAAATCCAATCGGAGCCACAAAGCGCCCCTTTGCGTTTCTGTCCTTGGCGTTGTCGGCGGCAGTACCGAGGAATAGGTGATCAGGGTTGACGCAAGGCGGGTTGTCGCAACGGTGGAGAACGAACAGGCCGTGCGGAATCTCACCAACGTAGAGTTCGTAGGCCACGCGACTCGCTGTACGCGTTTTTCCGTTCACGCCAATCACCCCATACCCCTTGGCCTTTCTCGGCCCAGTCCAAATCCAGCAGCTAGGCGTGACTTGGAACTTTTCCTGAAAGCGCTCATGGAGCGGTCTGCTCTTGCCTGCCATGTCCGGTTTCCATCTGTTGGCACCGTGTGGTGCGTCGATGGGTAAATATTAGTCGGACTGATTCTTATGGTCAAGAGTCGGACTAATATTTATTTGTAACAGGCGTCCCTCGCTGGCGTGGAGACGAAAAAAAAGTCCGCTGGGGCGGACTTTGGTATGGAGGGGGGGGAGCTAGTTGGCTTGCGCGGCCGGAACTGCCCCAACGGTCATCGCCCAGGCGCCATGGTCTGACTGATTTCCCTCGCCAACAATTTCCATGAGGCCGAGTTCTGAGTCGTCGACGTTGTACTCGACGGACAGGGTTTTATAGCGCTTTTTGGGGTCGAGCATAATGCACTCCCCATGGCTGTTCTTGGGGGAGATCATCATTGCGTTCAGCTTGGTCGTCTCTCCGTTGATGCCATGCATCACCGCTTTCTGCAAGCCTTCTTTGGTCAGGCATGCGACCGCAGAGACCGTGAATTGAACGAGCATTTCAGGCTTCAGGCGCGCATCTTTGTTCGATGTTGCGGCGGTTTCCGATGGCGCTTCAGCGGCTCTAGTTTGACTTGCAGTAGGTTCTGTCTTGTTGTTTGAGTTATCGCCACATCCCGCTACCAAGGTTGCTAGAGTCACCGCCGCTATTGCTGATAGCTTCATTTGCATCTCCCTGCCCACTTTAGAAGTTGCCCATTCCCGACCGGTACTTAACGCGGCCGATGATGTTGATGTGCTCGAGCTGCTCGACCGGCACAACGAATGGATCGTGCTTTTCCTTGTTGTCGCTGACGACACGCAGAGAGCCGTCAGGCATTCTGAAGAGGCTTTTGACTAGCATTTCTCCGGCATACACGAGCGCAAAAACGCCTCCGCTTGCTGGAATACGCTGATCGGCCTTGTCGACCACAACCGTGTCGTCGTCAAATAGACGCGGCTCCATGCTGTCCCCCCTGACCTTTACCGCAACCAGGTTCTTCGGGCTCGCATGGAGACGCCGGATGTAGTCGGCCTGGAATGGCAAGGGCTCCTTCTCTTCGACATGCCATGTCTCACGCCCGTTGCCGGCTGAAAGAGCAACATCGATGTGCGTGATGAGAACCGTCGTCTCAGGCGGCAGTTCTTCCAAGTTCTCGTATGTAGTGATCGGCCTGACAGGGAAGCCTTTGCTATATACGAACTCACGGACGCGCTCGGCATCGTTCTCGCGTCGCTCTTCCTCTTCACGCTGAGCCTGCAATTCCGCTTCGGCCTCTGGTGTGTTTAGGTACTTGAGGTGAAGCGGTTTAGAGATGGCTTTCATCTCGGCGGCCAGCGATGGGCTTATGTCCTCTGGCTCACATTCGAGCAATGTGCAGAACTTGGCCAACGTCTTTACGTTGAGAGGGATACGCCCCTGCAAGTACTGACTCAGTGCGCTCTGGCCAAATTCGAGACGCGAAGCGGCCTCTGCCTGTGACGAAGGCAACTTGCGGTCTTTTTGATCCTGTTGCCATGCCTTGAAGCGCGTGTGCAAGCGCTCGGCATCGGCTTTCTGTTCCGGGGTTAGGGGTTGGGCTGGCATGCGCGAAAGATATTAGTAATAGTGATGGCGCGCAAACAGTCCAACTGTTGACTTTGATGAACAGTCGGACTAATATGAATCGCATGAACGGACTGATTGAACTTCGCAAGCGCCTGCGCATGTCGCAGGCCGAACTGGGGGCTGGAATCGGGCTCGGCCAGTCGGCTATCTCGCAATGTGAGCGAGGTGGTTGCCTGCTGTCGCCTGAGTCGGCCAAGCGATTGATCGAGTTTGCAAAGGCGCGCGGTGTCACCACGAGTCTCGACGAGATCTACAGCGATGACGGCCCGGCCGACCCAAGAGGGGAAGGCTAGGCGCGAGAGGTTCAAAGGGTTCTCCATGCGGAGAACTCTATTTTTTTGCCAGTTTGGTGTCTCTACAAAGCAGTACAAAAGATTTGGAGAGGGTGGGAATGTCCCAAGACGCGCTGTTCTACGAGTCGATCAACGATGCGCTTGATGCGGTCGTCAAAGCCTGCGGTGGCGCCAAAGTGGTAGCCGCGAAGCTGTGGCCCGAGAAGACGCCAGACGCTGCCCACCGCCTGCTGCTCGCGTGCCTGAATGAGTCGCGCGTCGAGAAGCTCTCCCCCGAGCAGACCCTTTTCCTTCTGAAGCTTGGCCGCGAGCGCAACTGCCACGCGGCCATGAATTACCTGGCGCGTGACTGCGGCTATGCCGACCCGGCACCAATCGAGCCGGAAGACGAGCGCGCGCGCCTGCAACGCGAATTCATCGAAGCACAAAAAGCAATGCAAGCACTTGCCGGCCGAATGGAGCGGGCAGGGCTGATTCGTTCTGTGGCTTAACCGAGGGGTAGCCATGACATCTGTACAGAGCTTCGCGCTCAATAGCGCGGGCCGTGATTTCGTCGTGGGCGACATTCACGGCTGCTTCTCCCGCCTGCAAGCACATCTTGACCGCATCGGTTTCGACACCGCGTGCGACCGCCTCTTCAGCGTTGGTGACCTCGTAGACCGCGGCCCGGAATCGCATCTGTGCACCGAGTGGCTGTCGCAGCCCTGGTTCCACGCAGTTGTGGGCAATCACGAACTGATGGCTTGCGGCTTTCACTTCGGGATGATCGACGCCGGCATCTACGCCGCCAACGGCGGTGCATGGTTCATCGGCATGACGCCGGCCGAGCGCTCGCTCTATGTGAGCGAGTTCGAGTGCCTTCCGACTGCCATCGAGATCGAAACGGCTGCTGGCCTTGTTGGTGTGGTGCACGCCGATGTCCCAACTGGCACTTGGGCTGATCTGTGCGAAGCCCTTCAGGGCGAGAACGCTGACGCCTTCATCAACCTGTGCACTTGGAGCCGCACGCGGATGAGCGCGGGCCTCTCCGATGCGATCCCCGACGTTCGCGCGGCAGTGGTTGGCCATACGCCGGTCGATCGCTGGACCAGCCTCGGCAACGTCATCTATATCGACACCGGCGCCGTTTTTCGTGGCCGCGATTTCACGATCCTTGATCTGGAAACGCTGCGGCCCGTTGACCTGCGCGTCGGCCTTGATTGGCAGGGGGATTGATGCTGACCGACGTGCAAGACACTTCCATCGACGCCTACCACTCCAGCGACCGCCGCAACGTCGGCAAGCTGCAGTGCGACCGCATCGCCGAATACGTCGCATCGGTGGGTAACGCCACCATCGCCGAGATCGCCAAGGCCCTGGGCATGGAGAAATCCAGCGTCTCGGGCCGGCGCAACGAACTCATCGCCGCGGAGCGCCTGGTGCTGGCTGGTGAGCGCAAGTGCGCAGTGACCGGCCGCACCGTGCAAGCCGTAAAGGTGCCGCAGAAGCAGGGGTCGCTCTTCCAGTGAGCACCATCATCATGTCCCTCTGCTGGCCGTTGCAGATGCCTCCTACGCCGAAGGCAGTTCTGATCTCGCTCGCAGATAACGCGAACGATCAAGGCGTGTGCTGGCCGTCGATTGCGACCATTTCTGAGCGCACATGCTTTTCTGAGCGCGCAGTTCAGAACGCAATCAAATGGCTTGAGTCGGTCGGGGCGCTGCGCGCCGACCGATCAAATGGTCGCCACACGAGCTATACGGTGACGCCAGCCTTATTCAGGGGCGAGACATGCTCGGAATTTCACTACGTATACAAGATCGTCCACAAGCCGAGCGGGAAGTTCTACATCGGTGTGCGAACAAGTCTCGTATCGCCATCTGACGACGACTATTTTGGGTCGGGCGCCTGCAGGGAATGGCTTGAAAGTGAGCGGGCTAATTGCGTCAAGGAGATTCTGGGTGAGTTCCCGTCTCGGCGAGAAGCTGCGTCGGCTGAATCACTGGCTCTACAAGTCGCAATATCAGATCAGAAATGCCTGAATCGAAAGGTCACGAACCCTGAAAACGCTGGCGGAGGACGCTTAGAAACCCCCGCAGCAGATGCACCCCGCATCAGCAGCACCCCGCACCAAATGCACCACACCCCCGCAGGAGATGCACCGGACCCCCGCAGGAGATGCGTGGGACCCCCGCAGGAGGTGCCGACTAACCGTAAAGAACCGTCATTAGAACCGTCAGGGAACCGCAAAGGTAAGGAGCGCGACGACCTGATCGGGATTTCCGAATTGGTGGATGACGGCGTTGACGCTCGGCACGCGAAGGACTGGCTGACGCTTCGCAAGGCGAAGAGGTTGCCGCTGACCCCTAGCGCATGGTCGATGACGAAGGACGAGGCGGCCAAGGTGGGCTTGTCACCTGCGCAGGCCGTGGCCGCTGCGGTTGGCTCGAATTGGGTTGGATTCAAGGCCGCGTGGTGGCAAAGGGCGCAAGGCGTTGGGCAGCCAACTCGCGCTTCGCCGCCATCCCGGCAATCCGAGAGCGACAGACGCATCAACGAATTTTTGAACGGCACAACGCCGGATGACAGCAACACCATCGACATGGAGACGATCAGATGAAGGACTCAGAAAAAGCAGAGTTCTCGCAGGTTGTGCGAGCCATGTTCGACAACTACGGGCGTCAGGCGCCATTGCCTGAAACGCTGCGCCTGTGGTGGGGAATGCTGGCTCAGTTCGACATTGTGGCTGTGCGCAACGCGTGTCAGCGACACATCGAAACGGAGCCGAAATTCCCTCCGACTATCGCCCAGTTGCTGGCAATCCTGCGGCCCGCCGAACTATCGGGGCGCCCAGGGCCAGAGGAAGCGTGGTCTATCGCGGTGCGGGCGGCTGACGAATCGGAAACCGTTGTGATGAACGATGAAATCGCCATTGCGTGGGGTGCTGCAAAGCCGATTTTCGATCTTGGCGATGAGGTTGGCGCGCGTATGGCGTTCAAAGAGGTCTATGAGCGCCAGGTGTCTGCCGCAACCGGTCCTGCCAAGTGGTGGCCGTCGCTGGGCACCGATCAGCACAAGCGTGATGCCGCTCTCTCAGAAGCGAAGCGTGCCGGGCTGTTGCCAGCGCCTCACGTTGCCGCGCTTCTGGTGCACGAAGACGCCCCCGGAAAAGTTGACCCGGAAGGCCTGAAGCGCTTGCGCGAGGCTATGGAGCAACTGCGCCTTGGAAGTGAAGCGGCACAAGAAAAGGCAGAGAAGGCGCGAGCACAGGAACGCGAGCGCACCGTCCAGAAGAAAAAGGCCATGGCCGAAATGGTTGCCACCTACGAAGAGAAGCGCGCATGAGCCTCGGCGAAGAAACCTTCGCGCTGCACCTTCGGGCCGCTGGCATCGATGCAGCCAAACGCAAGATGCCAGCGCCGAATACGGATTGCCAGGTCTGCGGTGGCGCCTTCTACGCGTCGCCTGGCCATAAAGCCAAGGGCTGGGGCAAATATTGCTCAATGGATTGCCGTTCGAAGGCGTTTGCTGGCAGCGGAAACGGTCGTTGGCTCCCCCATGGAGATGTTACTTGCGTGGCCTGCGGAAAGGAATTTCACCGTAAGCCCTCTCACATGGCGGCAGAGAACTTTTGTTCGATGGCTTGCAAGATCAGCCATAGAGCAAAGCTGGAGCGGCAATGCAGGCAATGCGGGTCTTCGTTCAAGGTCTACAGGGCGTGGGCTAAACGGGGTGGTGAGTTTTGTTCTGCCGCGTGCGTCGCAAAAGCAAAGAGCGAGAAGCTGCAGAAGGTGTGTGTGGCGTGCGGTGGAATGTTCGAAATCAAGCCTTCTAAAGCGAGGCACAAGAAGGGCGCCGGGAGTTATTGCTCAATGACATGTAAGGCCAAAGCTATGTCCGCATCGCAACTCACAGTCAGTGGCGCAAACCGCAACAAGGCAAAGCGGGGCGGCAAACGCCAGGATCTGGACGGCAGGTATTTCAGAAGCGGCTGGGAGGCGAATTACGCGCGCTATCTCAACTGGCTGGTGTCGAAAGGGCAAATCGCCCGTTGGGAGTTTGAGCCCGACACGTTCGAGTTCACCACCATCAAGCGGGGCTCAAAGTTTTACACGCCAGATTTCAAGGTGTTCGATCACGCTGGCAACTTTGAGTACCACGAGGTGAAGGGATGGATGGATCCCGCCAGCAAAACAAAACTGGCGCGGATGTCGCGCTTTTACCCGGCCGTGAAAGTGGTCTTGATCGATTCGAAGGTGTACCGGTCGATTGAGCGCTCAGTAAAGAGCTTGGTTGGGGGCTGGGAATGAGCGACGTTCGCTGCGTGGACTGCAGCAAGTTCACGTTACAGGAAGACAAGGGCGCTGCGCTGATGGGGCGCGGCAAGTGCGCGGAAGAGGAAATCAAGTCGGTGCGCTACGACGCGCTGCGCAAGAAGCCGTGCAAGAAGTTCGTGGCGGCAATCGAGCAGGTGGCCGATGCACGGGTCGAGTGGTTGAGGAAACAGGGGGTCGTGTGATGGACGCAGAAAAGGGTACGGGAGCTATTGGGGCGCGCGAATTAGTTGTTGGCACCACGCCCGCCGGGACAATGAACCGCGTAATGGCGCGGTTTGCGGGTCATGTGCTTGCAATGCAGCAGGATTTCAGCACCAGCGTGCGCACATGCCTTGGGTGTGGTGCGAAGACTGATGAGCGCGGCGTGCTGCCGTGCGGGCACTGAGGAGAGGCCATGGAACAGTTCATCGTAGTCTCGGTGCACCACACTATCCGTGATCACGAGCACATCACGCTTTGGCGCCCGGATGATCGTGGATATACGCCCGTGGTTCCGCGCGCCGGGCTTTACAGCCGAGAGCAGGTTACCGCGCACCTGGATTACTACAACAACGGTGACAACGTCGCTGTGCCGGTTTCTGTGATTGAGGGGCTTTCTGTCGAGGTAAAGAAAGGCTTCTATGACGAAGGTGGCCCCGCAGTCCCCAATACACGGAAGAGTTGGAACGCCATTCGCGCCGCCATGCAGTGGCCGACGAAGTACCCAGTTAAGCCCGAGTGTAAGCGTGGCCGGCCAAGCAAGAAGGTGACGGTATGACGAAGCGCATCTACATCGCCGGCCCGATGACTGGGCTACCTGAACTGAACTTCCCTGCCTTCCACGCAATGGCGGCGCATCTGCGCTCTCTGGGGCACCACGTGGTGAACCCGGCCGAGATCAATGTCGATCCTGCCAAGGGTTGGGCGGAATGCATGCGCGCTGACATTCGCGAGCTGGTGTCATGCACGGCGATCTGCCTGCTGCCGGGTTGGGAGAAATCGCGCGGCGCATCGCTGGAGCACCACATCGCGCAGTCTCTGGGCTTCGAAGTCATGACGATGGAAGAGGCGGCGTCAATGAGTTTGGAGGTTGCCTGATGGCCCGCTCAAAACGTCCGCGCAAGGCGTACCGGCCCAAGGCGTGCACACCACTGGACGGCTATATGAAGCTGACCCGTGCAGGTGTCGCGCGGCTGCCAATGGAAGAAGGCGATGCCGGAGAGTTGGAGCTGGTGGTGCTGAGCGCGTTAGAGGCGATTTCACACGGCCACGGCACGCCCAATGAATGGAATTCGGTGGCCAGGGCTATCAACCATTCATGGACGTTGGCGAACCAGGGTATCGGTTCGGAGGTGATAGGGCCACTCGCGGAAGCTGAGAATGCCATGCGCCGTGCCGGTGATCGGTTCTACAAGGTCGGCAAGGTGGCGCTTGACGGCGATGGCCTGCGGGCGGTGCGCGAGGCAATCGAGCTGTGGGGCCAGCAACTGCGCATCTGCACGGTCGGCGAGGTGGACGCCGCAACTCGCCTAGTCGAGCGCGAATACTGGCGCACGCCAGCAGAGAAGGAGGTGGGGCTATGAACTGCAAACCTGGGGATTTGGCTTACCTCTGCTATGAGGTGCAGGACAGCGGAATCATTGTGGAAGTTCTTCACGGTGCTTCGGATCTTCGAGATGGACGCCTTGGCTGGAAGGTGCGATCCAAAACACCAGTCCGCTGCACGCGCATAGTCAGCGGTAAGGAAGAGCGCCTGATCGAGTTCTATGTCGAGGATTGCTACCTACGCCCAATCAGCGGCGTTCCGGTTCACGACCAGCAAACCAGTGAGGTGACGGCATGAGCGAAATCACCCTCGTGAAGCAGGCGCCCGTGGCAATCCCCGAGGTGGACCGCGCTGCCGCTCGCCGCGTGCTGTTCGGCGCCATTGACGGCCTGGGCGAGAAGGGCAAAAAGCAGTGGCGCCGGTTCGTGAATGGCCTGTTCAACCTGGAGCCGGGCGAGATGGTGGAGATCAAGACCGTACAAAAGCGGAACTCCAAATTCCATCGCAAGTTCTTCGCGCTGCTCAATGTGGGCTATGAGGCTTGGGATCCCGGTCGAAAGCACAAGACGCACAAAGGTCTGCCCGTCGCTAAGAACTTTGAGCAGTTTCGCGAGGATGTGACGATTCTGGCCGGTTACTACGAACAGACCTTCCGCATCAACGGTGCCATGAAACTGAAAGCCCGATCGATCAGCTTCGCGAACATGGAACAGCCTGAGTTCGAGGAGCTGTATTCGGCTGTAGCTGATGTTCTCCTTGAGCACGTGCTGAGCAACTACGCGAACCGTGCGCAGCTAGATGAGGTTGTGAACAAGGTGATGGGGTTCCTATGACCAGGGCATGGCGTGAAAACCTTTCGGGACAGACGTTCGGACGCCTGACTGTTCTTCGCGAGATGCCGTCCGACAAAGCGCACCGGTCTTGGCTTTGTGTATGCGCGTGCGGCACAGAGAAAGTGGTTGGCCATCCTTCACTGAAGAGCGGCCGCACGCAGAGCTGTGGCTGCTTGCGTCGTGAACTTGTTGCCAAGAAGATGACCACGCACGGGGCGTGCGCGAGCCGAAAACCAACCCGCGCGTACAAGATTTGGGCGGGAATGATTGCTCGCTGCGAAATCAAATCGGCCTCGGGCTACGAGCAATACGGTGGGAAAGGAGTGAAGGTCTGTGATCGATGGAAGAGTTTCGAGAACTTTCTTGCGGACATGGGAGAGCCGCCTGCTGGCATGTCGATTGATCGGCTTGACGGGTCGCGCGGCTATGAGTCCGGAAACTGCCGGTGGGCGACACGCCAGCAACAGAACGAAAACCGCAAAAGTGTCCGCTGGATTGAGTTCGACGGCAAGCGCATGAATGTTGCGCAATGGGCCCGGCACCTGGGTATCAACAAGTCAACGTTGCTGGAGGCGCTTGCGAAGCATCCTTTGGAGATCGCTCTGCGGGATAGGGGGCGAAATTGACCCAGGCCGAAAAGGACTACCTAGGCCGCGTCGCCGCGCTCGGCTGCATCTTGTGCCGGCGGCTGGGATATGGAGAGACCCCGGCCGAGATCCACCACGTGCGCGAAGGCCAGGGCATGGCCCAGCGCGCCGAGAACTGGCTGGCTGTGCCGCTCTGCCCGGAGCACCACCGCGGCAAGACCGGAATACACGGCAACCGCATGGCGCTGAAACAGGTGAAGGCAGACGAGGTCGATCTGCTGGCCTGGACGATTGAAGAACTGAACAGCTGAGGGAGCGGGGAATGGACGATCTGGAGCAGCGATTGCAGAACTGGGGGCGGGCACACCGTGAAAGCAATGGTAATGGTGGTTACTGTGCGAGTTGGGCGCGCTTGGCGGACGCGCTAGCAAACGGTAGCCAACAAGGTTGCTTTTCAGACGTAGACCTGAAGGATGCCGCCATCGTGCAGCGGGCGATTTGTCGCATGCCTGTAGTCGTGGACCGTAGGCTTTTACAGCTGTGGTATGTGCGGCAAGCGCCGGACTATGTTATTTGCCGTCAGGTAAGGATTCGACTTCGGCCGGCGAGTTTGCTGCATGCGGAGATGAATCGGGCTCGCCATCAAATTCGCTTGGCACTTGAAAAATTGGAAGAAAAAGGGGTTGTAAACCGCGAGCGCTCTGCATATACTGTCGCGAACAATTCGATTCCGGCCTTGTCCGAGTTCTCTGCCTGATGGCGGAGAGGTCTCGCCCGGAGAATCTGAAGCCCGCCACTGAGCGGGCTTTTTGCTTTCCGGCCCATGGAAACCTCCACCGCCCTCCCGTCGCACTGCTACCGCGACCCCATGCTGGTATTGGAGCGTAAGCAGGAAGAGGAAGCGGCCGCCGAGAAGCGCGAGCAGGCCCGCAAGCTCGCTCGCATGTCGCTCGCGCGACTCCGGGCCGAATCGCTGTTCACCAAGGACGCAGACTGATGTTCGCTCCGACCATGATGTACCTATGGTGGGGCGTGTGGCTCTGCGCCCTGTACGGCTGAAACCAGCCGCTTCACCCAAACCGCAGGCTGCCCATCCGGGCTAAGCGCGCCAACAGGGAATTGCCCCGACAGGCGAACGGGCTGGCGGTTTGGGTGAGGGATGCGCCAAAAGCGCGTGACAGCTACAGCAGGGATCCCGTCGCCGGTTGCTGCCCCGGCCCCTCACCAATCACCTTACAGGTGATAGCCAGGAGTATGGGGACTCGCCTCCACCCAAGTGAACAGCCTTTCCACCTGCTCGCTAGACAGCCGGGAAAGACCGGCACCTTCACGCATACGCTCGCCGATGGGACGACGCCCCGAAGGCCGCGCGTGGCGCTCTCGCAGTAAGCCCCGGGCCATCTCCGGAAGGCCGAATGAGGGTGCGAGCGTAGCCGTGAGGGTGACAGCCGGGTAGCGCGCATATCGCCGCAGGGTGAAACGCCTGATGCGGCGCCCACAGTGTTGTGGGCTGAAAGTCGCGCCCCCGCCGCCACACAATCCGTGCTGGTTTGCAGCACGGGCCCGATGCCTTCTTGCCTCGGCGGGTGGACTCCCTCAACGAATGCCAGAGAGTAGTTCAGTTGGAAGAATGCGTGATTTGGGATCACGTGGTCGCAGGTTCGAGCCCTGCCTCTCTGACCAAAATGCGGGGTAGCTCAGCGGAACGAGCGGCGGGCTCATAACCCGAAGGTCGGTGGTTCAAATCCATCCTCCGCAACCAGTTTCATATTTCTCTCGGTGTCTCCTTGGTCGGGCTCACGCCCGCTTAGCGCCCGCTTGGCTTCGGCCGGCGGGCGCGTTGTTTTTGGGGACTTCACAACCAACAACCTGAATAAGCCATGGCGCAGTCTGAAAAGCCCGCGCCGGACTGGGAACGCATCGAAGCTGATTACCGGGCCGGCCTGCTGTCGGTACGGGAAATCGCATCCTCCCAAGGCATTTCCCACACCGCCATCCAGAAGCGCGCGAAGGCCGAAGGGTGGGAGCGTGACCTGGCTGCCAAGATCAAGGCGAAAGCCGAAGCGCTGGTTGCCAAACGCGAAGTTGCCAAATCGGTTGCCATGGAAACTGCGGCAACCGAGCGGGTGATCGTAGAGGCCAATGCCGAGGTGATTGCGGGTGTCCGCATGTCGCACCGGCAGGACATCGCTAGGGCTCGCAAGCTGGCCATGACGCTCCTTGAGGAACTGGAGGTCGAAACCGGCAACGTCGATTTGTTCGAGGAGTTGGGGGAAATCCTCCGCTCGGAAGACGACAAGGGCCAGGACAAGCGCAACGACATCTACCGCAAGGTGATCTCCAGCGCCGGCCGGATCGACGGCATGAAAAAGCTGGCCGAGACGCTGAAAGTGCTCATCAGCCTTGAGCGTGAGGCCTACGGGCTCGCTGAAACAGAACGGCCGCCATCCGACAACTCGCAGTTGCTGAAGGAGATTGCGGCACACCTCCCTGACTGATGGCTCTGAGTCTGCAAACGAAGCGGGAACTTGATCGCTGGTACAAGCTGATCGAGCACCCGGTGCAGACCGAGTTGCTGCACGCGGTAGAAAATGGCGTCCGTTTCCCTGTTGTGCCCGCTGGGCGCCGGTCCGGAAAGACGGAACGCGCGAAACGATTTGTCGCCAAGATGGCGATGCGGCACAGCAACGAGATGTACTTCATCGCTGCGCCGACCCGCGACCAGGTCAAGAAGATCTACTGGGCGGACATGAAGCGCCTGTGTCTGTCGAGCCTGTGCAAGAAGCCGCCGTCAGAGACCGAGTTGATCATCTTCATGGACAACGGCACGCAGGTGCAGTTGATTGGTCTGGATCGGCCAGAGCGTATTGAGGGTGTTTTCTGGTCCGGCGGCGTGATCGACGAAATCGCCGACATCAAGGCTGAGGCGTGGGAGGCGAACATCCGCCCCGCGCTGGACACATTCAATCCGACGCGCCCGGGGTACAAGGCGTGGTGCTGGCTAATCGGTGTTCCCGATGGCCTGAACCACTACTACGAAATGGCGCAGTACGCGGAGACTGCGAACGATCCCGACTGGAAGGTGTTCCACTGGAAGAGTTCGGAGATTCTGCCTGCCGAGACGATCGCCGCTGCCCAACGGCAGATGTCGAAAAAGCAGTTCCTGCAGGAATACGAAGCTAGTTTCGAGACTGCCGCCGGCCGCATCTACGAGGACTACAGCGCTGCCAACTACACCGACGAGACGATCCAGCCTCACGAGCAGCTGCTTTGGTATCACGACTTCAACTTCACGCCGCTGAGCAGTGGCGTTGGTGTGCGGCGGGGCGATGCTCTTTTCTTGCTGGAAGAAATCGTACTCACGTCGGCGGTATCTAGGCAGTCGGCGCAAGAATTCGTGGATCGCTTCAAGGAACACAAGAACCGCCACGTGATCATTTACGGTGACCCTGCGGGGCGCGCGGGCGAGAAACACGGCCATGCCTCGGATTACACCGAGATGGAAAAGGTGTTGCGCGAGAACGGGTGGCAGTTCACCAGGCGTGTGAAAAAGGCCGCGCCGGCGATCAAAGACCGGCAGAACGCCGTTCGCGCGAAGATCAAGAACGCGGCAGGTGAGATTTCGTTGTTCGTCAACACGATGCAGGCGCCATACACGCACAAGGGCCTCGCCACCGTCCAACTTAAGAAAGGCTCAACCTTTCTGGAGGATGAGACGGAGTACCAGCACATCACGACCGCCATCGGCTACATGGTCGATTACGAGTTCCCGATCGTGAAACGCGAAACGCAGGTCGAAAGCCTGCACGCATAACCGAAACCCACGCATGAGCGACGTCCGCACACCATCTAAGGCCGTGTCCGCCATGGCCGAAGACTGGCCGCTGATCGATGCCCTCATGGGCGGCACCACGGCCATGCGCAAGGCTGGCAAGACGTATCTGCCGCAGTGGCCGAACGAGCAGGACGATGCCTACAAGAACCGTGTTGCCACCGCGACGCTGTTCCCGGCGTTCTCGCGCACCGTCGAGGTTCTGACCGGCAAGCCGTTCTCCAAGCCGGTTCAGCTCGGTGATGACGTGCCGGAGCGGATCAAGGAATGGGCGGAAGACATCGACCTGCAGGGGCGCAACCTGCACAGCTTCGCTGACAGCCTCTGTATGGAGGCGCTGGCGCGCGGCGTGGGCGGCATCCTGGTCGATTTCCCGCGCACGACCGACAAAGCCGGCCGGAAGCTGTACAAGACGCTAGCCGACGAGAAGAAGGCAGGCGTGCGCCCGTATTTCGTCCAGATTCTGGCCAAGAACATCCTCGGCTGGCGCTCCCGGCGCATCAATGGCATCGAGACGCTGACGCAGCTGCGTTTGCTGGAAACCGTCATTGAGGAAGACGGCGATTTCGGCGAGGTAGAGATTGAGCAGGTCCGCGTGCTGTACCCGGGCCGGTGGGAAGTCTGGCGCAAGTCCGAAAAATCGGTCGACGCAATGAAGCCTGACTGGCTCTTGTACGACAAGGGCATCGTCAGTCTGAAGCGCATCCCGTTCGTGCCGTTCTACGGCAAGCGCACTGGCTTCATGACGGGCGTGCCTCCACTCGCCGAGCTGGCGCACATGAACGTCGAGCACTGGCAGTCGAAGAGCGACCAGCAGACGATTCTGCACGTCGCGCGCGTGCCGATCCTGTTCGCCAAGATGCTCGGCGACAAGACGAAAATCACGGTCGGCGGGGCCTCGGCGATTCGTTGCGAGGACGAAAACGGCGACCTGAAGTACGTCGAGCACAGCGGCGCGGCCATTGAGGCGGGCCGCAAGTCGTTGCTCGACCTGGAAGATCGCATGCGCCAGATTGGCGCAGAACTGCTGGTCATCAAGCCGGGCAATACCACTGTCACGCAGACGCGCGCGGACAACGAGCCTGGCACCTGCGCGCTGCAGCGGGTCGTTCAGGGTCTGGAAGATAGCCTTGATGGCGCCCTGCAGCTTGCCGCCGAATGGGTCCGTGAGCCGGAAGGCGGCCATGTCCAGATTTTCCAGGACTTCGGCGTCACCTCGCTGGCCGAGGCGTCGCTCGAACTGCTGCGCGGTATGAACGTCGACGGCACGCTGTCCGACGAGACGCTGTTCAACGAGACGCAGCGCCGCGGCGTTGTGAGCCCGGAATTGGACTGGGTCGGCGAGCAAGAGCGCATCAAGCAGAACCGTCCCAAGCCTGGGGCGGCACAGATCAACGACTGAGCGGCCCAGCGCCGCACCGATTAACCAAGGCCGCAGCTAACCCCTGCGGCCTTTTTCGTGCCCAGACGGCGGATGCCAGAGGGCGAAACGCGGCGGATGCCGCACAGGAACACAGGGCGGATGCCCGGAGTAAGCCACCATGCCATTCAAGTACGACGCTGAAGGTCACATCGTTCTCCAGGAAGTCAACGGTCAGAAGCTGCCCGTGTTCGTTCACCCCGACGGCAAGGAAGCGCCGTTCGACGGTGACGGCACTGTCGCCACGATCGGACGGCTGAACGGCGAGGCCAAGACGCACCGTGAAGCGAAGGAAGCTGCAGAAGCTGCGCTGAAGCCGTTCAAGGACGCCGGTTTGACCGATGCGGCCGCCGCGGCGAAGGCACTGACGATCGTCAAGAACCTGGACGACCAGAAGCTGGTGGATGCCGGCGAAGTCGAGCGGGTGAAGGCCGAAGCAATCAAGGCTGTGGAAGAAAAGTACGCCCCGGTTATGAAGGAGCGTGACGATCTTCAGTCGGCTTTGGTGCAGGAAAAGGTCGGCGGCAGTTTCGCGCGCTCCAAGCTCATCGCGGAAAAGTTGACCATCCCGGCCGACCTCGTGCAGGCCCGATTCGGTGACGCGTTCAAGGTCGAAAACGGCAACGTCGTCGCGTACGACAAGTCCGGCAACAAGATCTTCAGCCGCACCAATCCGGGCGAACTGGCAGCCTTCGACGAAGCGCTGGAAGTCCTCATCGAGCACTACCCCCATCGGGACACGATCCTGAAGGGCACTGGTGCGAGCGGCGGAGGTGCATCTGGGGGCAATGGCAGCGGCAACGGTGGGCGCACGATTTCGCGCGCTCAGTTCGACGGTCTCTCGGCTGTAGAGCAAGCCAAGACAGCCCGAGACCCGAACGTAACGATCACGGACTGAACGTCCTCCCATAGAAATGCAAGCCACCTTCGGGTGGCTTTTTTCATTTGAGGGTCTGCCCACATGAAAAGCTTCATCTCCAAAATCCGCGTGCTGACGCTCGCGGCCATCGCCTTCGTTGTGGCGATCTACCCCATGGCCACCATGGCCAAGGTGGCGGCTCGCCTGTATGAGATGGTGGTGGATGCCGTCCAGCGACCGCTGCAAGGCGGCATGATCGCTGGCGCAAACACGCTGACCGGCCTGATCCCGACGCTTTACGAGGCGCTGGATGTTGTTTCGCGCGAAATGGTTGGCCTGATCCCAGCCGTTTCCCGCAACAGCAGCGGCGCCCGCGCGGCTCTCAATGAATCGATTCTGATTCCGATCACGCCGCCCAGCACGATGGCCGACAACACGCCGGCCGTGACCGCTCCGAACACTGGGGACCAAAGCATCGGCAACGTGTCGATGACCATCAGCAAGTCGAAACATGTGCCGATTCGCTGGAACGGTGAAGAGCAGCGCGGCATGAACAACGCCGGCACCTACGGCAAAGTTCTGGTGGAGCAGTTCACCCAAGCGTTCCGTACTCTCGGCAATGCCATCGAGGTGGATCTGTTCACCACTGCATACCAGAACGCCTCGCGCGCCTATGGTACCGCCGGCACCGCTCCCTTCGGGACCGCAGGCGACCTGTCGGATATTGCTCAGGTTCGCAAGATCCTCGACGACAACGGTGCGCCCCAGACCGATTTGCAGCTGGCGCTCGGCTCGGCCGGCATCGCCAACCTGCGCGGCAAGCAGAACGTGCTGTTCAAGGTGAACGAAGCCGGCACGGACGATCTGCTGCGTCGCGGCATGCTCGGCGAGCTGGAAGGCATGGCCATCCGCAATTCGGCCGCCATCAAGGCCGTCACCAAGGGTACCGGCGCGAGCTACACGACCGATACCGCTGGCTACGCGATCGGCGCTACGCAGATCAACCTGATTACGGGTACCGGCACCGCGCTCGCTGGCGACACGGTCACCTTCGCAGGTGACTCCAACAAGTATGTGGTTGCCACTGGCATTTCCGCCCCGGGGCAGATCACGCTTGCTGCGCCTGGTCTGCTGCAGGCCATTCCCGCTTCGGCCACCGCCGTCACCATCGGCAACACGGCTACTCCGAACCTCGCGTTCAGCAAGTCGGCAATTCAGCTCATCACGCGCTCGCCGCAAATGCCGATCGGCCCGGACGGTAAGGCGATGGATATGGCTGACGACGTGATGCAAATCACCGATCCGGTGACCGGCATCGTGTTCGACATTGCCGTGTACCGCCAATTCATGCAATTGGTCTACCACGTGCGTCTGGCGTGGGGTACGCAGGCCATCAAGCAGAACCACATCGCCACGCTGCTGGGTTAAGCGGCCACGGGCGGCGCAGTCTGGCCGCCCGGTTTCACCTTGGAGTGAGCATGGAACTGAAAACCGTGAAGATCGTCTCTCCCGTGACGGATGAAAACCCGCTGGGATACATCGTCATCAACGAGACCGACCTGTCGGAAGAGCATGAGCGTTTCGACGAGGAAGGCGCCAAGAAGGCGGACAAGGCGCTCAGCGTCGCCGACTTGAAGGCTGCGCTGACCGAGAAGGGTGTGGAAATCCCGGAAGGCGCCAAGAAGGCGGACCTTCAGGCGCTGCTGGACGAAGCAAACAAAGGTTAAAGCATGCTCACCGATGCCCAACTGACCGATGTGCGGCGTTTCATGGGCTACCCGCTGGCGGGCACGACGATGACGATCACGAATGATCAGGACATCGTCTACGGTCGTTTTGGCATGGTGATCATGTCGCTGCACCAGCGTTTGACCACGCTATCCGCAAGCGAAGAGTCGGTGCTGATCAATACGTACCTGACGAATCTCTATATGCTCGAATCCGCGATTCCTGCTACGAGTGACAATCTCGACACCGAGCAGGCGGCGGTGTGGCGGCACAACGCCAACGAGCAGCGTGATCGGGATCGCCTTTTTGATTCGTGGCGACGCCGGCTGTGCGAGTTCATCGGCTTTGCGCCTGGCCCGATTCTTGGCGATGGCGGCATCAGCGTCTGCCGTGCATAGGAGCAAAGATGGACGCAGCCAAGCTGCAAGCCAAGATCTACGCGGGTTACGCGAAGTCGGCCAAGCGGATCGGCTACGTCTACGACGTCTACCGCCCGGCTAGCGCGGCCGACCCGCTGACCAACAAGGTCGCCAGCCTGAATGCTTCGTTCAACGCCCAGGACTGGACGTACACGAAGCCGAACCTGCCGGACAAGCCGTTCTGGTACTGCCTGATCGACGGCCGGCTCACTCAGGTGGGCGACTACCTGCAGCGCGGCACGAACCTGCATTTCATCGCCGGGATGCAGGACGAGTTGCCCATCCTCACGGTGGAATGCAACGCCAAGGTGTGGGTGACGCGCACGACGACGCCGAGCGGCGTTGGTGCCGTGGGCTATTCCGGCAAGTGCGCAACTGAAGATGCGTACGTCCTTGGCACCAAGGACGGCGCAGGGTGGCCGGCGTCGATCCTGTTCGGTGGCCGGACCCGGAAATACGATGTGCTGCCGACCTCGGCAGACGAACACGGCTTCGTCATCATGCTGCCGGCGAGCATCCCTGTGGCGCTCGGTGCGGGCGACATCGTGCTCGACGACATGGCACGGCGCTTTCAGGTGGCCGGCGTGCAGCGAACCGATCAAGGCTGGAAGCTGAACGTCAGCGAGGCGCATCCGTAATGGCAGACATTTCCGACGTTTCCAGTGCGCTGGTGACGGCGATTGCGGGCATCGTGTACCCGAACGGGACGGCGCAGCCATCGATTACCGGCGCGGCCGTGGCGGTGTTCAGCGGCTGGCCTGATTCGGTACAGCTGCGCGCGGATCTGGCCGCCGGCAAGGTCAACGTGTCGGTCTTCCCGCAGCCGAACATGCTGCGCGTTGTCGATTCGAGCATGTCGGACTGGTCGACGCCGACGGCGCCGGTCAATACCGTGACCCTGACGCTGGCCGGCCACGCCGTGACCGTTGGCGGCACGGTGAGCACGCCGCAGAACGCGGCGCTGGTGGTCGACAACAAGGCCTATGTCTATGCGGTGCAGGCTGGCGACTCGCTGGCTGGCATCGCCGCCGCGCTCGCTGCGCTGGTGAACGTCGACCAGACGGCGACGGCGTCGGGTGCGGTGGTGACAATTCCGGGCGCAAAGTACATCTCGCCGCGCGTCGGCGGCCAGGGCGTCGCGGTGCGCGAGACGCGCCGGCAGGAGCAGGGCTTTATGGTCACTGTCTGGGCCAACTGTTTCGATCAGCGCGACCCGATTGCCGCAGCGATCGATTCGGCGCTGTCTGGCCAAATCCACCTGACGCTGGCCGACCAAAGCAGCGCCACGCTGCGCTACAAGAGCAGCCGTCAGGACGACAGCCTGCAGAAAGAAGGCATCTACCGACGCGACCTCATCTACGCGGCGGAGTTTTCGACGTTCCAGAGCCAGACGCTCACGCAGATCACGGCAACCATCGAGAACGTCAGCGCCGGCCCGTCGCTCGACGCGCAATTCCCCATCAAGACCATCGTGGAGTGACCCATGAAACTGGTTGTGAACGTGCCATTTGGCACCTACAAGCAGGGTGACGAGATCACCGATCAGGATGCCGTTCAGGCGGTCCTGTCCAGTGAGCAGTCCGCATACGTCGTGCAGGTCGCTGACGACGCGCCTCCGAAGGCGAAAAAGTAACCATTCCCTGCCGCCAGCGCGCGGCATCCCAATCTTTGTGCCGCCTCCGGGCGGCTTTTTCGTTTCTCGGAGGCGCGAATGCCGATCGTCCAGCAGGGCAGCATCAATACGACTGCCCTCATCGTCCCGGACTTGTACGTCCAGATTGTTCCGCCGCAGGTGGCGTTGCTCAACGGCGTGCCCACCAACGTGCTGGGCGTCGTCGGCACGGCAACCTGGGGCCCGACCAACTCGCCGACCATCATCGGCAACATGGCCATGTACGCCCAGGCCTTCGGCGCGATCCAGAATCGCGCGTACGACATGGGCACTGCGGTCGCGGTGGCTGTCCAGCAGGGCGCCAACAACTTCCGCTGTGTGCGCGTCACGGACGGCACGGACACGGCTGCGACAGTGATCGTGCAGACCAACGGCGTGACGCTGACAGCGAAGTACACCGGTACGCTGGGCAACACCGTTACCGTCGCTTTGGCCGCCGGAAGCGCCGCTGGCACGTGGAAGGTGACGGTCGCCGCGCCGACGCTGAACCCGGAAGTGTTCGACAACATCGGCGCTGGTCTCTCGGGCAATGCCCTGTGGGTGGCCATCGCCGCCGCCATCAACAACGGCACCAGCGTCACGCGCGGCCCGTCGCAGATCATCACGGCCACGGCTGGCGCCAGCACCACCGCGCCGACGGCAGCCAGTGTCACGCTGTCGGGCGGCACGGACGGTGCCACCACGATCACGGGTTCCGTGCTGATTGGGCAGGACACGATCCCGCGCAAGGGCATGTATGCGCTGCGCAATCAGGGCGTGTCGGTGGCCATGCTGGCCGACTGCACCGATTCGACGACCTGGCCGACGCAGGTGTCTTTCGGCCTGTCGGAAGGCATCTACATGATCGGCGCGGGCCCGGCTGGCGACACGATCGCCAACGCAGTGTCGACGAAGAGCACGGCTGGCATCGATTCCTACGCGTTCAAGCTGCTCTTCGGTGACTGGGTGTACTGGCTGGATACGGTCAACGGCGTGACGCGCCTCGTGTCGCCGCAGGCGTTCGTAGCCGGCCTGCTGGCAAACCTCTCGCCGCAGAACAGCAGCCTGAACAAACAGATCTACGGCGTGGTGGGCACGCAGAAGACGTTCGCCAACCAGGTGTACAGCTCGGCCGAACTGCAAACGCTGATCCAGGCTGGCATCGACGTGGTGACCAACCCGGTACCCGGTGGTTCGTACTTCGGCTGTCGCTCGGGCCACAACAGCAGCTCGAATGCGCTTACGCAGGGTGACAACTACACNCGCATGACCAACTACATCGCCAGCACGATCAACGCGGGCATGGGCAAGTACGTCGGCCAGCTGCAGTCGGCCACGGTGCGCGCGCAGGCGGCGGCCACGCTATCGAACTTCCTCAGCTCGATGGAGCAGCAAGGGATGATCGGCGCGGTCAATGGCGGCCCGGCGTTCTCGGTGCAGATCGATGCGAACAACAACCCCATGAACCGCGTGGCGCTGGG